GGCGTTGTAGTTTGCCCCCGCTGTAGCGATGACAGGCGTTCCAGTGACGGTTTGCGCCTGCAAAACCTGGCCACTCTCATCCGAGTAGGCGACATTTCCAAAGGCGACGGTAAGAACTGCTCCGGTCCCGGTCTGCCGATGCTGCCAGTCGCAACCCCAAAACTTTTCGTTTGCCGCCGGGTCACTGTGCCGTAAATAGGCAGGACTGTTGGCGGCTGCCGGTGCAGTGCAATAATTCCCAGCGTCCAGAACCTTGATGCCAGTTATGCCCCCCAGCGGATCCACGGTCAAAACCCCGATAACCGCAACTGTACCAGTCTGAGCTAAGGGGATGGGGTAGATGCTGGACAGGTAGCCGTTGATCTCCGTGGTGACATTCTGAATCACCGCCTGTAAAGCGGTGTATGCCGGGTTGTTGGGCGGATTGTTCTGAGCCAGACTTTGAATCGGAGGCTGCGAATCATCCACCGATTCAATCAGCTTGGCGAGTCCGCCAATCCTCGCCTGAATCGCAGCCTGCGTGACGTAGGGCGATGGGGCGAGTTGCGCCGTGGAAATATAGCTGTCCGGGTCGTAACCGAATCCGACAAAAACCGGGAAGGCCGGGTTTGAAATCCCTAGCCCCACATAATTGATGCCGAATTCATTGAACACACAATTTTAGTTGCTGTCTTTGACCCACGCGATGACCAGCGGTTCACCCTGCGTAACGATGCCGGCAGGAACCGTAATCACCCACTGGTAAAACTGAAAGGTCGAGCCAGTAGCGTCGAAAGCCGCCAACTGATAAGCCTGCTGCGCGGGCGAACCCGTGCCGGCAACCGCGGCGAAAGTCGTCACCTGGGAAGTGACCGGGGCGGCGAATACACCGGGCTGAATCGGAGCAACGGCGGCATTAGCCGCGCCACCAGTCAACAGCGGGCCAGCGGCCTGCATGGTGACTGTGATACCTGCGCCCGAACTGTTTTCAGGCAGGTTGGGCGTGATGATGGCGAAGCGACCCATGCGCCAGGCATTCGAGTTTCCGCCGGACGTGCCGAGGTCAATGATGCCAGAGGTTACGGTGGCACCCGCCGCCGGCAGTGGCGTTGAAAGTGTAAGCTGACTGTCCTGTTGGCCGACATTGATGTTGGGCATAAATTATTTCGTGTGTTGGGAACGGGTTTCGGTGTTTTTAATTTGATCCACTGTCACCGCCTTCACGGGCGCGGAAGCCTTCGCTTTGCGCTCATTGAAAGTCGGATGCTTCGGATCGTGCAGTTCAATTTTTCCAGCCATAAAATTAGTAGGTTACAGTGGCGGTTCCAGGTGTTGCAGTAATTCCAAATGCACCCCACATATTCGTTTGGGCCACGGAGGAAATCGCCGTAAAGTTCGTAGTTGTGACGGCGGTAACTGCGGTCACAGCGGCAGAGTTTGTGTTATTCCCTGTAATGTCAATGGTCGGGGCGTATGCAAACGGATAAGGAAATGCAACATTGGTTGCTGTTCCTGACACTGTGGTAAAACTTCCAACTTGGATTCGTGGAAAGCCGGCATTGGCCGACCAGACAACCGCGCAGTTCGTCGAAGTGTTGATGGTGACAACCAAGTTGGATGTGGTAACCACCGTGGTCAGTGGCAGCGCGTTGGTTGGGCCGGAAGTCAGAAACACGGAAACCACCGGGGTGTAGGTGAACGCCGGGGAAAACACGTTCGTAATGGACGTGTATGCCGGCGAATTGGTGGCGAATGTGTCATAACCACTTTGCGGCGTATTGATGGCCACCGAGCCGGTTGCGAAGGTGTTCAACGCAAGCGCGAATGTGAATGCGATCGAAAGAATTTTTTTCATGGTCTTTTCAGTTTAGTTGACGATGTATCGGGCACCGGCAGTGATGGAGTCCGTCGGAATGATCGGGATGTTGTTAAACGTCGGCAGGCTGGACGGAAAGTCCGCAACCGGAGCTGCACCCCTGGTCCATTCACGACCTCCGCCATTCACGAAATTCGTCACTGTGCGTTGCGTCTGTAATCCGGCCATCGTTTTCTTGCTCGCCATACAGACATTCGCATCCGTTAAGGTTTCAATCGGAAACTTGGCGTAAAGTGCAGCCACCAAGGCGTCAGTCAGCGGATTGGCGTAAACACCAGCCGCAGAAATGGTATTGTCAATGTTGATTATGGCACCAATGCTGTGCGGGTTCGCCATGCTCGTGCCGATGAATCCGAACATGTTGGAATTCCACTGGCGCTGGCGCAGCGGATTGGCTGTCGTGCTGTCCGGTGACGCGCCATATTGCGGCATCCAAGGATTCATCACAATGCCACGGCCCAGACCCCAGAGCCAGTGAACGCCCTGCGAGCCAACGTTGATGAACCAAGCGGTTTCGCAGTTCGAACCAGTGCCGCCGGCGTCAATCACCTGGTCAATCTTGAGACCAGTGCGGGAATCCAACTGTGTGCGCTGGGTATAGAGGAAATCCACCATGCCAGGGCAACCGAGCGGGTCAACCAAACTGCCGCCGTAGAACTGGCGACCAAGCTTGATGAATTCCTGAATCGCGTTGGCTTTGGCAATCGTCCCAAACACCGTTGCCGGCGAATCGCCGGACGACTGGCGCTCGATCAGAACCGCCTCATCCACGGAATTCTGCACGTCCCAAGCGAAACAGTTGAACCGTTTCACATCGAGAGAAGGCGCGGAAACCGCCACGCCGGAGTTTGCCCGGCGGAACCCGCCGTTGGAACCGGCAGCCGTCAGAATCGTAGCGTCATACGAAATGCCCGTAATCGGACGGCCAAGAATGACCTTCAATTCGGGCGCAACGTTGACGATGGTGTTCACCAAACCCACCGAGGCCGGGTCAGTCAGATGATCCAGCGCGGTGATGTCCTTCAGGGTTAAAAATTGGTTTGCCATAAAAATTCAGTTCAGTTCTGGGTTGAAGCGATCATTTTGTTGATGTCGCCGTATTTGGTGCCCCACGCCTTTTCGAGAATCTCGTCGGCGCTGAGTTCCTTGCCGGCGGCATCCTTGAATTGAAAACCTTCGGGCGGCGTGCCGCTGCCGGTGTAGGTTGCGCGGGCGACCAGTGGAATGACCTGCGAATTGCGGGCGGCGAATTTCAAAAGGGTCAGGTCCATCTTTTGCAGCTCGTCGGTCTTGTAAGCGACTCCGTTTTCATTGAAAGCCACCCGGCCCTCAAGCTGCATCTTGGTAATGACCGTGGTGCGTTCGGCGTTTTCAACCGCCTGCGTTGCGCCCGCGGCGAACTTCTGCAAGTCGCCAATGTCGGTCAGGACTTTGGTCAGGTCAGGCGGCGCAACCGGCGCGACCTTGGAAAGGGTTTCAACAGTTTTGGCCAGCGCCTCGACCGTGGCGGTCAGGGTGTCAACCTTTTGAATCAGTTCGTCACTCATAAATTTTTCAGTTTTGGTTTTTTTGCAGTCGGCACAGTCGCAGTCGGTTTTGTGTTTTTCTTCGGGCTTCTCAAACTTGATGATGGAGAAAACGGATTCAGGATTGTTGGGGATGTCCACTACGGAAATATCACGGAGCAGAATTTCGGTGATTTTGTTGCCCACCTTCGCAATGGACTTGCCACCGATGGAAAACCCCTTGAGGACGTTGCTTTTGATTTTAGCGATGGTTCCAACGTCAACGATCTTCGCGGTGAAGTGTGTCCGGCCATCGTCGTCAACATGGGCGGAAATCGGGCAGCCGGCGGCAATAGGCTGGTGCATCTCGCGGACAGTGCCGGTTTGAAGGTAGGACGGCAGGGCTTTCCGCATCGCATCCGCCGTGACAATTTCACCATCCGCATCAATGGACTCGGTTGAGGCGATCCCGGAAACCATGAGCGAACCATCCGCCGCCGCGTCGAATTTCTCAATCGCGCCGTAAAAGCTCACCACATTTGGTTCGTGTGCCATTGGTTAATTTTTCGCCTAAAAGTGTTTGACAAGCAAGATTGACGGGTAGTAAAGTCTCCTAAATGAGCTTTGCATCCGATCTCAAGGAGTGGCGCGGAACCCGTTGTCAGAAACAGGTGAATGACATTTTTGGTGTAAGTTTGGGAACATATCAAAGTTGGGAGGAGGAGAAAAACAAACCCACCGAACTGGGGATGCGCCAGATTTATTTCATCATGGCGGCAGAAAAAGCCGGTGTTCCAGTGAATGTGTTCATGCAAAATTACATGTCGGTCATCAGGAAAGTCGCCGCCGAAATCCAGAATCGGAAATAATTTATGGTACAAAATAAAATTAAAATCTTTCAGAGACGTGATGGTTCTTTGATTTATTGCGTTTCGTTTCATCCATCATTAGGTACTGAATACGTCAAGAAAATGTTACAAGACATACCGATTGTGACTGATGTAGCAACTGGAATTTCAGATTCAATTATTTGCGTTCCGTCCTGCGACTTCCAATTTTTCAATATTTCTAACGATCAGTTGAAGGGGATGGAAATCAAACCCAAAACACCAGCCGAACCAAAATAATTTATGTACGAACCGAGCAATGAACCGACAACGTGGTATAAACTGAACGGGTGTTCACTGTTTCACACCGAAGATATAATTTGGGGAACGGAAGGCGTGACTCCTGAAAAGCTCGCTGAAATTAAAATTTCAAACCTGCCGGAAGGCGCGACAAATCCAAAGATTCACCTTCGCCGAAAAATGGAAGGTTGTGCGTCCTATGAGTTGAATGGGTTTGTTTATACCCACGTTATTTCATGTATGCACGAAGGGTTGTATCGCCTTTCCAACATCATCACGTCCATTGACTCTATTTAATTTTATGAAAGTAAAAATCGCAACACTACCGCTGAAAAAATCTGTGACCGTCAAAACGCTTCACAAAATCGCCGTGTGGCATACTGGCAAGCAACCGGAAATCATCGAAGGTTACTCCGCCGTTGTCACGCCCGAAGGTGTCACGATTGACCAAGGCGAAACCAAGCGCGTCATCAAAGGCACGGTTATCGTGCAGATTCAGAAGCCGAAGAAAACGGCGTGAGTTATGAAATGTAAACTGGTTGGAATTATTTTAAACAGCAGGTCTAAATATATTGGCCTTAAAAACGGCGGAGCAAGCAAAGCTGGTGCCGGGTATGGTTGCAGACCCCAAGACTATTTATAGTCTTGGGGTCTTATATTTCAAAATGTGAATCCAGAATTGAGAAAATTCTTTTCTCCATAAATTCTTCTAGTTGTCCATTCGAACTCACCGGAAAGAACGGCCTTGCTGGAACTCCTTCACCGTCCTGTTGGTTTGAGGCGTATTCTGAAATGTTTATCAGCGTGCAGGAATCGCTTCCGCCGAAAGTGAAAAAGCTGTCCTTCAAGTGCGCCCCCTGCCCACCTTTCCACCGCGTCCCTTCGCACGCTTCCCGCTCATCCTCACTGCGTTCCAACGTCGCCACCGTGCGGCCTGTTGCCCGGCGTAACGTCGCCATGTAGCTCTTGCTTAGAAGCACTTCTTCATGCCACGGCCTCATCATGCCGTCGCTGAACTCGCCGAAGTTTGAAAGGCAAACCACCTTCACATCCTCAATGGCCGCAGTTAAAAGTGACTGCCGGCCATCGTCATTTATCCGCGCCTCAAGTTCCGAGAACAGCCCTGACCATTCATCGGTGACGACGTTCATTTATCATCGCCCTGATTGCTGCGTTTCTCCGCCTGCTGTTGCGCGGCCAGCGCCTGCAAATCTTTCACCTTCATTTTAATCCCGCACATTTTGGTCAGATCATCTTCCGCCGACTCGTCAATGAACGCCCCAGCCATCGCAAATTTTTGGAACGTGTTTGCCATGCCCCCCAGCGCCGCCGCCGACAACCCGCCACGCTGCGAACGGCACCGGCCCCGGTATCCATTGAGCCGCAGGATTGGAGAAAAAATCTGTCCGCTTTCCGTGTTGTCCATCGAGCGTTTGTCGAACAGTGTCCATTCCTGTTTCACTTCGCCCTGCAATTCCGCCTTGCCACTGCCACCGCTCATTCCGTTGCCCTTGTCGGACGTGGACATGGTCTGGCCGCAAATTGCCTTGGTCTCCTCCATGTTGAGCAGGTCAATACCCTTGGCGAAACCATCCGACATGCCACTGACTTGGATTTCTTTCAGTTCGACTTTTGTCCCGGGCGGAACCAGCAGTCCACCGATGACGGAAGATTCTTTGAACGACTTGGACAACTGATCGGTGAGATTTTTATTTGAAAGGTTCGCCGTCGCCACCATAAACGGCCCGCCGTAGCGTTCCATTTTCTGGATATACCAGTCGAGCAGTGATTTCTTGTAAAACCAGATCGGGATGAGCGACCGCAGAATGCTGCCGAAATTATCCTTCATGCCCGACGTTGACACCTGGGCCGAATGAATGACATGCCGGGTCTTGTCAGCCTTGTAACTGTTCGCCATCGTCCAATCAATCAGGCCATTGTCGTAGGTATTGTAAAACCGAAGATCAGGGTGCCAGTCCTGCGGGTCCCAGCGCAGCACTTCGCGCGCGTTCGTCCCCGTCTGTGAACCGTTCATGCCGGGAACCTCAAAATGTCCGGCGGTCGAGGACGTGTCAAAAAGGCCGAACCCGCCGTCCGATGCCCCCATGCTGTTGATGTTCCAATACGCCACCCGGTAGGTGAACAGCGGCCACGGTATGGGGTGCAGCTTCCGCAGAAACCACGTTGTCGGATGGCGGAATTTGTAGGCGTCTTCCGGTTCCACCCGGCCGTAAATCTTTTCCGCTCCGGCCAGCGGCCAGATGTGACCCTGGGCCAGGTGCATGATGCCCTCACGCCAATTCTCGCAGTTGGCAATGATGTCCTCAATGAACTCTGCCGCCAGCCGGTCCTCGGCATTTTTCGGATCCACCGGCTCGATGGTTTCCGGCTGTCCAATAAAGCTCATCACCCGCTGGCCGATCATCGCCTGCAAATGCGGGTCATTCTGAATCATGTCCCGGAACAGCGCGAACATGAAATAAGGCTCTCCGATTTCCGACATCCGAATGGCCTTCTGAATGTCCGCCAATGTGACCCGGTTGCCCAACTGCGGCGGTTCACCGAGGCCAGAAAGTTTCGCCTGGATTTCCTGCAACAACCGCAGTTCTGATGGCGTCGGCTCGCGCTCATCGCGGTATGCGCCCAAAGGTTGCCGGGTTAATTCGTCCCGGCGCGGCGGTAAAATAGCCAGATTCATACTGTTAATCTCTACACCAAGCAGGCTCCAACCGCAAGCGAAACAGAAGACCGGCGCTCCAAGTCCTCCCGCTCCGCCGTCTCAATAATTTCCGAAATTTCCTCAATCTGCCCGCCGTTGTCGCCACTGCCAATGCTTTTGAATCCGCCTGCCTGAACCGCCTTGCAGTTTTTCAGCAGCGAGGAATACGCCATTACGATTGCGTTCCGAAAATTTTCCAGGTAATCGTCACCATCCGATCCGTCGCCTTCGGACGAGGCGTTCATCTTCAAAATGTCATTCGGTTTCTTAGGGTCGCTCTGCGCGCATTGAATCTGCTGAATCAGGTTCGTGCAATTTTTGTGAATGAAACAGCGCGGCTTGATTTGATGTTGGATGTCGCCAAACACTTCCGCAACCTGGCTCCATGCGTTCACCCGGTCAATCTGCGTCGGCGTCAGCAGGATCCCCCGATCCTGATATTCCGTCGCCACCGTCGAACCGTCCTTGTCCACCCGGAAACAGTCCTTGCCGGCGGCAATGAATTCCAAATCCCCCACGTCCAGATTGTGCAGGGCGCACAAATCCCGGATGTTCGCCGCGTGTTCCTCGATAAGCGTGTTGCTGGCCCCATACTCCGCCACCACAAAAACATTCCCATCCTCATCCTCACAGCAAAGGCAAAATGCCGTTGGATGTGAATACCCGTAATCCAACCCGGCAAACCACCGCGTGATCGCCCGCTCATTCAACGTCGTAACCTCGTTTGGATAAACGTGGACATCCGCATGGAAATTTGAAAAGAACGCCCCGGCCATGAATTCCCAATTCCCATGCAACCACGCCTCCCGCTGCCACCCGACATATTTCTCCAATACGTTCGTCTTGTATTCCGCATCCACAAATTTATTGTCATCCACCGTCGAGTGAATGTAGCGCGTCTCCGTCTCCACTCCGATCTTTTCGTAAGTGACCCCATTCCAAAGCCACCGGCCATCAATGAAAAGCGCCTTGTTCGCACAATTCCCACTCACCCAAATTGAACCGTTTTGGCGAATGATAAAATTTTCAGTTTGAGGAACCGTCAAGCAATAAACCATTCCATCGTAATCAATTTCCGAAATATCAGACCGGCGTTTTGTTTTTGTTGAAACATGGTATCGGTGTTTTCCGGTTAAAAGCTCAGTCCCGCCGCTTTTTACAGTTTTGAAATCCACGCTGTAATGCAGCCCTACACGGTTTGGCATTTGCCTGGTTGTCAACGAAACCACAAAGCCCAATTTGAAGGCAATTTCACAAAGGTCGTCCGCAAGCTGCTTCGAGATGGTGTAAGCATGACCGGAAGCATTTCCAGTCACCCAATGCCCATCACCATCCATAAACGCTTTGAAAAATGCCCACATTTCGTCCCGACAGGCATTTTTAATTTCTAGCGGAACAAACTTTTGACGGCTCTTGCCGAACTGGTGCATATACGTCCACCACTCGATTCCGCAAAGTGAAAAGTTTTGTCCGTATTCACGAAATCCAAAACCACACTCTAGCAGGAGTTGTTTTATATGCTCGCGTTGAGGTTGCTTGATTTGAGAAATACTCCATCTAAAATTATTTTCTCCGCGTTTTGTGGCGCATCCCTCAGACAAAAACCACCCCATCAATTCGCAGTATTGCTCGCCGGTTATGGCTTTGGGGACTTTTGCTTTATTGCCTTTTGCAGTTTGTTTTCTGGTGTCTGGAACAGTAAAACTTTTTATCTCGATACCATCAAATTGAACCGCCCTCAAAATTGTCACTTGACCCCCCAGGTCCCGAAACGGAACAAGGCTAAATTTGTCTGATTCCTTATCGCGGGTATTTTTTCCAAGTCGAACGCCTCCGGTCTTTGCGATGCGGTGATACGGAGTGCAATCCATTTTCAAACCTCGAACATCAACGTGAACAAGTTTGCCGGTATATTTTGTGTGGTGAATCAGAGAAACCGGCGACAGAATCAATTTTCCATCAGGCAATACCGAATAAACCATATCGCCAGGCCGAACCGTTTTTATATCGCGCCATCCATACACGGTCAAGACATCGCCATGCGGGACGCAATGGTCAATCCCACCCGGATTCGTGTCCTGATATACCCGCGTCCGCCAATTCGTCTTGTTAGTCCGCAAACACGAAATGATGTTCATCTTCTTGCTCTGCGTGAGCTGGTTCGACTCCATGATGTAAATCAGGTCGTATTCCAACCCCAAATAC